GCGTAGTGCTGGCGGTCGTGGCTCTTCAGCCCTGCCGCGCCGGGGTGCTCGGCCGCGGTGACCCGCACGCTGCCCCGGCGGGTGTCGGAGTAGGCGATGCGCTTCTTGCGCTTCTCGTCATGGGAGTAGCGCCCGCGCTGGTCGCGGTTGACCTGGTCGGAGCCGAACGCCTTGGCGACCGCCTCCAGGCGCGGACCGGCGTAGATGTCGAGCGCCTTCTGGATCACCTCGCGGTGGTCGAAGATCTCGTTCTGCGCGAGCTCGTGGCAGACAAACGGCAGGACCGCCATGGCGCGGTCCATGTCCTCCATCACCCAGGCGTGCGCGCGGTCGGCCGCCGCCTGGTTGAAGTGGGCGCTCTTGGACACCGAGACGAGCTTCATCGCTTCCCCTTCGCGGGCGGCTTGGGCAGGGGCTTCTTGCCGGAGGCCGGCGTGGGCGGCTTGCTCGCGGCCTTCTTGGCGGCCTGGAGCCTGATCTGGTGCATCTGCTCGGTGTGGGTGAGCTTCTGCTTGTTCGCCGCCTCCCCGAACTTCATCTTCTGCTGCTCGGCACCCATGGCGAGCTTGTGCTTCTCATCGCCCTGGGCGAGCATCTGCTGCTGCGCGGCCTGGGGGTCCTCGCCCCCGGCCTCCATCTGCATCTTCTGCTGCTCGAGGCCCATCTGGCCGGACTGCATCTGCTGGGCGGCGCCCTGGGCCTGGGCACTCAGGTTGATCATCTCGAGGCGCTGCTGGGCCAGACGCTGGATGAACGACTGCTTCTCCTCGGTCTCGCGGACCATCAGCTGGTCCTCGTCGAGCTCGGGCAGGCGCGCGGCCTGGCGCAGGAACTTCTCCAGCTCGGGGTCCGGGAACCACTGGACGCCGGCAGCCGACATCGAGGTCATGAACTGGCCGAGCTGGGTGAGGTCCGGCGGGTCGACGTCGGAGGGCTCGATGGTCGGGAGGTCGTCGAGCTTCCAGCCGTTGACCTCGAACAGCCGCGGCACGGCATAGCGGTTGAGCACGTCCGCGATGGACTCGGCGATGGAGTTGATCGCGGAGCGGAACAGCCCGGACTTGTCGGTGTGCAGCGCGTAGGAGCCGACGTTCTCGTGCCCGACCAGGATGAAGTCGGCGAGCACGGTCATCAGGATGCGCTGCTCGTAGCGGCTGATGATGCCGTTGGTGTCGAACTGCCGGGAGCCGCCGGAGGACAGCAGGCCGAAGTCGTAGAGGTCCTGCTTGGTCTCCGGGTCGATCTCCCGGGGGAAGATGACGCCGTCCTGCTCGTCGCGACGCACGGTGCGGACCATCTTGCGGAACGCGGCCAGGGTGTCGGCGTCCTTGGTCCCGGGCTGCGCGGTGAGCAGGCGCATGGGGACGCGGGCGATCGGCATACCGGCCAGGTCGCGCTCGGCGCCGATGCCCTCGATCTCCTCGATCCGCTTCTTGTAGAACCAGGAGCGGTAGGCGTTTCGCAGCAGCGAGCGGCCCTCGGGGTTGCCCTTCACGCTCGAGACCCGGAACAGCAGGCTCTTCTCGATCGGCAGGGTGACGCTCTGGTAGTAGGGCGGGGCCATCTGGATCATGGCCTTGGTGCCGCCGTGCTCGTCGAACACCCAGCGGAACAGGGTCTCCTGCGCGCGGATGGGGATCTTGCGCCAGCCGATCTTCCCGTCCGTGAACTTCGAGCGGTTCTTCGGGTCCTTCTCCCAGGGGCCGACCCGGCGCTTGTAGCAGATCTCGTGCCAGGACCAGCCGTACGGGAGCATGGTCAGGATCTCGGAGATGAAGTCGTCCCAGGTGTGGCTCATATCGTTCATCACGCCGTCGAGGAAGTCGGCGGCCTCCTGGGCCTGCGGACCCTCCCCGGCCTTGACCCGCCAGTCGACGTTGCGCAGCAGCCGGTCGATAGCGAAGAGCAGGGCTCCGACGACGGCCTCGTTGTCGGCCATCTCGCGGTAGACCTGGACGGCCTTGCGCCCGCGCAGCTGGGGGAGGAACTCCTCGTCCACGTAGCCGGCGGCGCGCCGGAGTCCGGTGAGGCCACCCTCGGCGAAGAGCGGGATTGCCGGGATGTCCTCCGGCTGCCCGTCCAGGGCGGTGTCGACCGGCTGCGTCATGCTTCCATCCTCCCGGAGTTGTCCATCAAGCCAGGAAGCTCATGGCGGGCTGCTCCGGCTCCTTCACCACGATCCCCTCCGTGGGGAGCTTCGCGGGGTCCTCAGCGTTCTCGGCCCGGGGGTTGGCGAAGAGCATCTCGTTGCGCGAGGGGGTCTCGTCGCGCGGGGTGGCCTCGGGGCCGGTCACGCCGCCACGGTAGCGGTGCGCGGCCCGCCAGCCCAGCGCGAGCGCGCAGACCTCGTCGGGCAGGTGGAAGGCCTGAGCGGTGGAGTAGAGGTCGCCGACCTGGGCGTACTTGTGCGCGATGTAGGCGCTCTTGATCTTGGGGAAGGCGAACCGGCCCCGCTCCACGGCGTTGACGTACTCGGTGAGCATGTTCGAGCGCTGGGCGCCGGTCATCAGGAACCCGCGGGCCCGCACATCGAGGTAGTCGTTGACCGCGTTGCCCACCCCAGTGCCGTCGTGGATGGCCTCGATGGGGTTGTACTTGGCGATCGCGTCGTTGTACTTCCCGATCATGAACGGGTAGGGGCGGCGGTTGACCTTGCACCAGTACGCCAGTTGGATCTTCTCGGTGTCGATGCGGGTGACCGCGATGACGGTGTAGTCCTGCTCCTTGGCCCAGTCCGCGGAGACCACGTAGATCCCATCGCGCTTGGGGCGCTCGAAGTAGAACTCCTCGTAGTCCTTGGACTCCTCCTTGGACAGCGGCGCGAACGGGATGGAGAAGGCGTTCTCCACCGCGTCGGAGTCGAAGGCGCGGTTTCCGATCGAGGGCTCGCCGAGCTCGTACTCCACGCGCCACATCTCGGCGGGGATCTGGAGCTTCTTCGCGTCGATGGTCTCCTGGCTCAGCCAGCCGTCGACCGGGTTCGCAGACTCGCGGTAGCACCAGGCCTTCGTCGGCTTGCCGGCCTCCTCGAAGCGGCGCTTGATCTGGGTGAAGGTGCCCTCGGGGTTCTGCCAGGTCGAGCACATCACCGTGTAGGGCTTGACCTGCTCACCGAAGTTGTTGTCCTGCGGGAGCGGCTGTCCGAGAGCAGCATCAAGGATCTTGATGTCCATCTCGTCGATCTCGTCTAGGAGCAGGAACGGAGGGTGAGGACCTCGGACCGTGCGCTGACTTGCCGTCAAGGGCCGGATGCGGGCCTTGTTCGAGAACTTGATCAGCTGCGCGGACTCCTTGACGATCATGTGCCGCGGCGCGTTCTCCGAGTCCAGGGCTGCGCGCATGGCTTCGTGCACGTTGGTCGACTGCGCCATCGAGCCGCCCAGGATGTTGCAGTCCGACCCCTTGAGCACCGCCTTGGTCAGCCCCAGGGTGGCCAGCGTGAAGGACTTCCCGCTCAGGCCTCGAGACCCGTGCCAGAAGGCGTCCGCCCCGTCGCGCTCGAAGAAGGCGTCAGCGAAGGCCGAGAACGGCGTGACGTGGTCCGGGCACACCGGGGTGCGCGGGATCGTCACACCCCACATCGCCTTGACCGTCCAGTAGAGCTCGTCGTCGTTGATCGGCGGGCGCGGCATCACGAAGTTGTAGGCCACGGTGCTCCTAGATCTGGTAGCGCACGGTGCAGGTCTGACGCGGGTCGAGGTCCACGTAGTACTGGACCGTGACGGTCACGTCACCAGACATGGTGCCAGTCGCCTGCCAGGACGCCACGTCGGACGGGTGCGGGAGGACCTCGGGTGCTCGGTCGTAGAGCTCCCGGTAGACCTCGCGCGCGAGCTTCATCACAGTCCCTTGATCTGCCCCTTGACCCCGGCGATGTCCACTCGGGCCTCGTCCACCTTGGCGTCGATCACCGAGACCTGGCCCACCAGGTCCGAGACTGCCTTCTCGGTGCGGTCGATCGCGTCGCGGATGGAGCCGCCCTTGTTCGGCTGGACCTGGTAGACCACCCGGCCGACGACCTCGGAGAGCTCCTCGAGGTGATCCTTGTTCGCCTTGGAGGACACCAGCAGGTCGTCGACCTTCTGCGCCGTCTCCTCGGCGCGCTCCTTCGTGTCCGTGGTCTCCTCCTGGATCACGCTCTTGATCGAGCGCTTCACCAGACGGGACATGAGACCGATCACCGCGGCGAGCAGAAGCAGGTCGCCCAGGAT